CGCCCTCAGATCACGAGCAGGCCGTCGGCCCGCTCTTCGCTGTCATAGATCGAGCCGCCCATGCCGGCGGATGCGCGATTGACCGCCATGGCCGCTGCAACCGCGCCGTCGATCGATGCGTGCCGCTTGCCCTTGCTCAGGCGCGTCTTGTGGCCGTGCGAATTCGTTTCAACCTCGACGTTGAGGAAGGTCCAGCGCAGCACCGGGTGGCCGCCGTGGCGGAAGCGCTTCGCGATCAGCGCCCGCTCCAGTTCCGCGATCGCCGGCATCATGCTGAGCGAGCCCTGCCGATGCTCGACCGCGGGGAAACCGTCCTCCATCAAATTGTTGAGGGTGTTGCGCGCCAGGGCCGGATCGATCGCGATCTCGCGCACGTCGAACTCGTCGCAGAGGTCGCGGATCTTGGCCTCGACCACGCGGAAATCGATGACGTTTCCGGGCGTCGCGGTGATCAGGCCATCGGCGGCCCACTGGACATAAGGCGCCTTCGACTGCTCCTGGCGCTGGCGCAGGTTGTCCCCCGGACAGAAGAAAAAGGGCAGGACGGTGTATCCATCCTCGCCATCGGGGAATGCCGCGATGACGACGGTGAGATCGCCGCTTGATGACAGGTCGACGCCCAGCCAGCACGGTTGCCCGCGCAGCTCGTCATGGTCGATCGGCGCTGCGCCCTCGTCATAGGTGTCGCTGTCAACGAAGGGCGAAGCCGAATGGTCCAGCCGCACGCCGAGATGGAACTGCTGGAACGCCTCGCGATCCGCCGGCCGGTTGACCGCCTCAAGAGCGAGCTGGCGCAGGCCGTCGAGGTCGGGATAGCCGTGCGCCAGGCCGGGATTGACGGCATGCCAGACGGCCTCATCGAGCCAATCCGAGCCCTTCGGCGCCTCGAATATGATCGGCAGGAACGCCTCATCGACGATCTCGCCAGCCGCGACCTTCTTGGCATAGTCGTAGATCGGGAAATCCGGGGTGCTGTCTCCTCTGCCGGCGGTGGTGGTGATGACCAGCAGCGAGCCGGGCACCTTCGTCAGGCCCGTCCGGATCGAGTGCCAGAGGGCGTCTTTCTTGTGCGCCCAAAGCTCATCGACCAGGGCGAAGTTGGGCGTGCGCCCGTATTGCGTCGCCGCGTCCGCGCTGATCGCCTCGTAAACGCTCTTGCTGGTCGTATGAACCAGCCGAGATTTGAAGTCCTGCGGCTGCGCGACCTTTGCCAATGGCGGCACGGCGGCGACGATGGACAGCGCCTCGTCATAGGCGATGCGCGCCTGCTTCCGATCGGCAGCCGCCGAAAGCACCTGGCCACCCGCAATCCGCTCCGGCCCGAAGGTGTGGAGCAGCGCCAGCACCGCCCCGAGCGACGTTTTCCGGTTGCCGCGGCCGACCTGCAGATAGACGACGCGGACCTTGCGCCTGCCATCGTCAATGGCGGGCCCATAGACGCGACGGACGATGCGCTCCTGCCATGCGTCGAGCTGAAACGCCTTCTCGGGCGCCCGGCTCTTCGGATGCTTCAGCAGGCGAAGGAATTTGACCGCGCGCTCGCCATACCCGAGCGGATCGGCGATCTCGGAGCCGTCAAAGATCCATGTCGGACCAGTCATCGGCGCCTCCCTGCTTCTCGGGAGGGGCGTTGAAGTGCGCGCGGGCCCGTGCCGTCGGGCTCAATCCGAGCTCGGAACCGAGCCGCACGATGAGCTCATGGCTCTTCGACATGAGCTGCTGAGCAGGATGAACCCGCGTTTCGCCGGCCCGGCCCTTGATGAATGAGCCGTCCCGCTTGATCGCTCGGACGCACAGCGCGACCTGCCAGATGGCGAGCACGTAGCTCGTCACCAGCGGCAGGGTGATCTCCGACAGCAGGCCGCGAGCGGCGAGATCGGCGCACACCCGGTTCCACTCCGGCCGGGCCGGCGGCGGGACATGCGACGGAGGGCTGAATTCTGGCATCTGTAAACGGTTCACAGATGCGGAATCCACCAGCTTCAGGCTCGGTTTTCTTCCCCTCATCGCGAATTACCTCCGCGATCCGAATTCGGGCTGATGTCGAGCGATGGACCCCAGACGGTCAGAGGCCCCTTCGGCAAAGTCTCGACCTGCCCCGGGGTGTTCGCGACGTGAACGCCCTTTGCACCAGGTTGGTGCGAAGCTGCGGGCCGTCCGAAGCCTCCCTCGCTCTTGATCGCCTTCCGCCTGTTGCAGTCGAGATTGAACGGCTGCCAGTTGCGACGGTCCCAGAAGAGCTTCATGTCGCCCTTGGGCGCGCGGATGTGGTCGACCATGTTCGCGATCCGACCGCAGCCACAGGCGCAGCGCTCGTGCCCTGGCAGGGCGAGGAAGCGATTGCTCTCCTTCGACCACGATGCGGTGTAGCCGCGTGCTGATGAGCTCGGCCGCTTGGCCCCTGAGGCCTTGGCGCGCTTCACGGCGCAGGCGCAGCGCGTGCCAGCGGGGACACGGTGTCCGCAGGCGCAGATTGATGGTGCGCGCATCGGCATCAGCCGAGCACCTTGCAAGGGATGCGCACGATGACGTCACCGACGCGCTGCGGGGCGGTCGCCTCGATCTTGCGATCGGTGCCACCTACCTGCTTGATGAAGTCGCCGATGCGAGGCCACACGGGTCCGCCCGCTGCTCCTGGCCATGTGCCGGCGGTGACTGCAGAACTTATTGCAGTCGGGCTGATGATCAGGCTGGACGCTGTCTGTGCGACGCCGCTGATCAGGATGGAGGAGTCGAAGCCGGTCACCTTGGCGCGGCACTGGACCTCAACGAAGGTCGCGCCCGTGCCGACACGACGGCGCAAGGTGATGGCCTCGCCTTCGGTGACCAGCATGCGGTCCAGCGCTTCGACGATGCGGGCCGCGCTCATCAGGCCACCTGCGGGATGCGGTATGGCGAGAGCAGCGCCTGCGCCTCGAGGCTCAGGCCTGCGCCTGTGGCGGCGAAGTAGGTGAACACGGCGACGCCGGTGCTCTCCTCACTCCGAAGCGCGGGGTCGCGGCCCATGCTGGTCCATGCCGAGCGGACCATGACCATGCAGGCCCGCTCTATGTCGTGGGGCAGGGTCCGATCATCGTCGTCCGGCAGGGCATAGCCCGTCTCATAGGTGAGGATGCTCTCGCCGACGGGCCAGAGCGTGAAGCGGGTGGTGGTCCCCCGGAACAGAAGCTCGCCCTTGGCCTGGTCGAGCACATAGGCGGCAGGATCGAGCGCATCGCCCGCGACCGTGATGCTGGTCATCGAACTGACAGGCCAGCGCCCCAGCAGGATCGCGCGCCTATCGCAAAGCCGGGCGACGTCCAGCGTCTCGCGGACCGTGGCAGCGCCGAACGTGCGGCCGCACCATGCCGCAATCGTGTCGGAGAACTGGTCGATCAGCGCGCCGAGCGCTTCGTCGGACGCGGAGCCGGACAATCCGAGATCGGCCTTCACGGCGTCCAGCGTCGTGAGGCGGGTGCTGGTTGCTGGTGTGACGATCTCGATCAAGGTCCGGCTCCGATCATGCGAGGGATGGCAGCGTTCCAGAGCGGAATGCTGCTTGGCTTCGTCAGGATCAGGCGATCGGACGCTCCGCAGCGTGGGCCAGGATCGCGATGGCGCCGGCCGCGATGCTGGTGCCACCGGCCTTGGTCAGCACGATGCGGACGTAGCGCTTGAAGCCGATGTAGCTGACCTTCTCGGTGGCATCAGCCACGGCCGTCGCGTCGAAGGAGCCGACGACGTCACCGGCCGCCACGTCGGTGTAGCCGGAGCCGCTGACGTCGGATTCCTGCAGCTTCGCGCCGAAGTCGCCCGCACTGGCGATCGCGCCGGTGTTGAGGACGAAGGCGACAGAGCCATAGCCCTTGGTATCGACCGCCACGCCGTTGACGGTGGCGGCCTGGACCGCTGGTGAAAGCGCCGTGACGACGGCGATGTTGGACGCGAGATCGCGCATGTCGGTTCTCCTGATGGGGGGTGACCCCTGCGCAAAACTGCGCGGGGGTGATCAGCCGGGTGGAGCGTCAGACGCTCGTCGCCATCTTGAGTTTGCGGATGGCCAGGGGCCGGATGACCGCGCCGCCGACGCGCCGGGTGGCGTGGAAGCGGGTCACGCCGTTGGTCGCGAGCAAGTACGGGTTCACGAGGACCGACATTTCCAGCCTGTCGATGATCCGGTATCCGGCATTGAAGTCGCCGACCGCTATCGGGAACTCGCCGCTGGTGGCGCCGGGCATGTCGGCGGCATCCACCACAGGGCGGCCAAGGATGCTTTCCGGCTGGCCAGCCTGCAGGCCGGGCTGCCAGAGGTAGTTCCCTTGGCTGTCCTTCATCTTGCGGATGGTCGCGATCGTCGCGCCGTTCATCACCCATGTGGCATTGCGACGGTACGGGGCGGCGAGCGAGTAAAGCAGCGAGATCAGAGCATCCGAGCTCAGAGTGGTAGCGTGGCCGTTGGCAATCTGCGTGATGCGCGCGTCCTGCATGAAGCCATCCGGCTGCAGCCCGCCGGTGCCGTTCACGAAGGCCGTGCCCTCCTTCAGGGCGAAGTCTTCCGCCAGGCTTTCGCGCACCTCGCGCTCGGCGGCGCCGGCGCTGTCAGTCAGGAGCTGGTTCGAAATGTCGACGAACGTATTCAGCTCCTTCACCGCGATCTCGGCCTCACCGAACGATGGCTCGCTGCCTTCCTGCGGCTGAAGCTCGCCCTTCCATTTCGCGTTCGTCCGGCCGATGCGCGCCGGATAGATCACGGACGGATTGCTGGTCTGGCGCACCGACGAGATGGCGCGGATCGGGGAATATTCGACGATCTCCTTCAGGAACTCGGTCGAAAACTCGGCCGGCGCGAGGTAGCCGCCGAGCGGGTCGCTCGACACGCGCAGGGTTTTGAGATCGAGATCGGGCGCATCCTTGCCGCCGCGCAGATACAGGCCAAAGCCCTTCATCTCCGCAGCGGCGGCTTCATCGACAGTCTTGTCGTCACCACCGTTCGGACGGTTGAGCTTAGCCTCCAGTCCATCGAGCCGAGCGACGAGAGC